CGCCACCCGGCTGGGCCGCAGCGCCGTGCTGCTGGCCAGTGCGGGTACCCCCGACCAGGTGGTCCCGCCGGCGGCGTTCGTCGGCGCGCCCACCATCGACGCCCACCACGGCACCTTCGGCTCCGGCCGGATGACCCTCGACCTGAGCGTCACCGTGCTCGTCGCCGCCGCCCTGGACCGGGTCGGGCAGAAGCTGCTCGCCGGGTACGCCAACCCCACCGGGTCCACCTCGGTCAAGGCGGCGATCGAGGCCGACAAGACCCTCGGCGGGGTCGTCGACGACTGCATCGTGGTCGGGTTCCGCCCGCTCGGCCTGGATGAGGTCGGCGTCATCGGCTTCTACGGCGGTGTGTTCCCCCTGCGAGCGATAGCGATCGGAGCCTGACCATGCCCCTGGTGCGCTGCGAGGTCACCGGCGCTCTGCCGATCGTCGACGCCGTCACCGGCGCCGACGTGGCCAAGGGCAACCCGGTGCAGCTCGACGACGAGCGGACCAACATCGCCGCCCTGGAGCAGGCCGGGCTGGTGCGCCGGCTGCCGGCCAAGGCCGAGAAGGGCAAGGGCTGATGGCCACCCAGGCGCTCACCGACGCCACCATCTGGATCGCCGGCTACGACTTCACCAGCGACGCCAACCAGCTGGCCCTGGACGTGTCCACCGACGAGCTGGACTGCACCACGTTCGGCGGTGGCGGATACCGGTCCCGGATCGCCGGGCTGCGCAACACCGAGCTGCAGGTCGACGGCTACTGGCAGTCCGCAGCCGACGCCGCGGTCGACCCGCAGGTGTTCCCCAACCTGGGCTCGGCGGACCGGGTGGTCACTCTCGCCCCGGACGACGCCGAGACGTCGGTGGCGTACATGTTCCAGGCCGTCAAGCTCGGCTACCAGATGTTCGGCACCGTCGGCGAGGTCGCCCCGTTCAGCCTGTCTGCGGCGGGCTCCAACGGGGTCGGCACCGTGCGCGGCCAGGTCGCCAAGGCCAAAGGCAACATCAGCTCGACCGGCGCCACCGGGTCGGTGGTCGAGCTGGGCGAGGTGGCTTCCGGGAAGTACCTGTACGCGGTGTGCCACTGCTTCTCCATCGGCACGTCGTTCACGCTGCAGATCCAGTCCGACACGGCGTCCAACTTCCCCAGCGCCACCACCCAGATCACCATCGGCTCGATCACCGCCACCGGCGCGACCTGGGGCACCCGGGTGGCCGGGCCGATCACCGACACGTTCTACCGGGTCAACGTGTCCGCCGTCTCCGGCACCAGCCAAATCGCCGTTGCCATCGGCATCGGCTAACCCACCAAGGGAGGGCCGATGGCCTCGTTCGCGTTCATCGACGGCCGGGTTGAGGTCAACTCGGTCAACCTGTCCTCGTACGTGCGCGCGGTCACCCTCGAGGTGTCCGCCGACGAGCTCGAGGACACCGCCATGGGCGACACCTACCGCTCCAAGATCGGCGGGCTGAAGGACTGGTCGGTGCAGCTGGAGTTCAACTCCGACTTCGCCTCCTCCGCGGTGGACGCCACCCTGTGGCCGCTGCTGGGCACCACCACCACCGTCAAGGTCCGCCCGACCACTTCGTCGATCGGGTCGACCAACCCGGAGTACAGCGGCTCGGCGCTGGTGTCGCAGTACAACCCGTTCGGCAACTCCGTCGGCGACCTGGCCACCGTGTCGGTGCAGTGGCCCGGCGCCGGGACGCTGTCCCGCGCCACCTCCTGACGTGGGCCTGCAGGTCCGGGTCGAGGGCGGCGCCCAGCTGGCCGCGGTGCGCCGCCGGCTGGCCGCGGTCGGCGAGAAGGGCCTGGCCCGGCAGATGGCCAAGAGCCTGCGGGCCGCGGCCGCGCCGCTGCGCCCGGCGATCCGGGCCGAGGCGGTCGTAGCGATGCCGTCCGGATATGGGCCCACCCTGTCCAGGTCGCTGCGGTTCCGGCAGAGCACCCGCGCCGGCGGCAGCGTCGCCGAGGTCGCTGTGCGGGTGTACGGCGACGGCCGCAAGGAACGCCGGCACGTGCCCGCGCTCAACCGTGGCCGGCTGCGGCACCCGCTGTTCGGCCGCCGCGGCTGGTGGTACGAGCAGCGGGTCCGGCCCGGGTTCGTGGACCGGCCCGCCGACCGGCTGGCCCCCGACGCCGCCCGGCAGATGCGGGCCGTCATCGACTACGTCGCCGAACAGATCGGAGCCTGAATGCCGCGGATCAGGCTGGCCGCCGACGACCGGCAGCGCTACGGGCTTCCGGAGTGGATCGAGTACGACCAGGGCCGGCCGAGGCTGTCGGAGATCCGGGCGCTCAAGGCCGCGCTCGACATGACCTGGACCCGGTTCGAGGCGCTGCTGGGATCCGAGGATGTGGACGAGCAGCTGGCCGGACTGGCCGCGCTGTTGTGGCTGGCCGTCCGCCGGCACACCGACGTGCCCTGGGACGACTTCGACCTGGACCTGCTCGGCGCCGACATCGAGGCGGTCGAGGACCCAAACCGTTCGGCCCCGAGTGGGGCCTCGACCGGCTGACCGCGTACAAGCCGTACCTGGCCGAGCTCTACGGCATCCGCCCGTGGGAGGTCGAGCGGCTGACGCTCAACGAGTGGATCACCTTCAGGGCGCACATCGACGGCAGGATCGGGGGGGCCGGTGGCTGACACCGGGGAGATCCTGCTCAAACTGATCGGCCGGGAGACCGTCTCCGGCGCCGCCCGCCGGGCCGCCGACGGCCTGGACGACCTGGGCGACGCCGCCGATGACGCCGCCCGGGACACCTCCCGGCTCGACCGGCAGATCGACGACACCACCCGCACCATCGACCAGCTGCGCCGCTCCATCGCCCAGACCGGGGACCTGAAGCTGTTCCGCGACCTGGGCCGGGCTGAGCGGGACCTGAAGAAGCTGTCCGGGCTGCGGCAGCTGTTCGCCGACGCCGGCGAGCAGGTGGCGCCCGGGTTCGCCGCGTCGTTCGTCGGCCGCATCGGCCCGCTGCTGGCCCGCGCTCCGGTGTCCGCGCCGCTGCTGGGCGCGTTCGCCGCCGTCTCCCCAGCCATCGGCGCCACCATCTCCGGGGCCGTCCTGGCCGGGCTGTCCGGCGGGGTCGTCGCGGTCGGTGTCGCGGCGGCGTTCCGCGACCCCCGCGTCCAGGCCGAAGGGCAGCGGTTCGCGGCCAGCCTGAACGCGACGCTGCGCAACGCCACCCGTTCCTTCGTCCCGGCCACGATCGGCGCGATGCGCACCATCCGCGCCGAGATCGGCAGGCTTGAGCCGGCGTTGAAGCGGGTGTTCGACCGCGGCGCGCAGTACGTCGCCCCGCTCACCCGCGGTGTCACCTCGCTGGTGGCCGGGGCCCTGCCCGGCATCGAGGCGGCCCTGGCCAAGGCCGGCCCGGTGGTCATCCAGCTTGAGCGCGGCCTCGGCCTGGTCGGCCGGGCCGCCGGGGACGCCATGCGCATCATCGGCGAGGGATCCGCCGGGGCGGCCGTCGCGGTGAAGGACCTGTTCTTTGTGGCCGCGACCGGGCTGCGCAGCCTGGCGGTCGGCGTCTCGTTCCTGACCAAGGCGTACGGCATCCTGCGCGCGGCGGGTTCGCCGGACAAGGTCAAGGCGTTCGCCGAGCTGAAGTACATGGAGCTGCAGGGCGCGAACCTCGACAAGCAGCTCCAGGAGCTGGTCGGCTCGCTGACCGGGGTCGGCGCGGCCTCCACAGCCGCCGCGGCCCAGGTGACCACGTTGGCCGCCCGGACGCGGGCGTACACGGACGCGAACCAGGCCGCGATCGACTCCACGATCGCGTTCGAGGAAGCGATCGACGAGGCAGGCCGGGCGGCCCGCGGCTCGGCGAACGGGATCAACACCAACACCGCCGCCGGCCGGGCGAACCTGCGGGCCCTGAACCAGCTCGCCGCGGCGGCGCTGGCGCACCGGGACAAGGTGATCGCCCAGACCAACTCGCAGCAGTCGGCGAACGCGGTCATGCAGCGCGCCTACAACCAGTTCATCAAGGCAGCCGGCGGCATGAACGTCAGCAAGGCGGCCGCGGACCGGCTGGCCCGCGCCGTGGGTCTGATCCCACCGAGCAGGCAGATCCGGATCACCACTCCAGGCATGTCCACGGCCCAGGTCCGCGCCCGGGCGCTGGCCGACGCGATCAGCTCGATCGACACCTACAAGGAGATCCGGATCGTCCAACGACTGTCGACGGTCGGGGTCCGGGTCGCCGGGATCACCGGCGCCGGCGGCTTCTCCGAACGGGCCGCCGGCGGGTCGGTGCTGCCCGGCCGCTCGTACGTGGTCGGCGAGCGCGGGCCGGAGCTGCTGCAGATGGGCCGCGGCGGCGGCAACGTCGTGCCCAACCACCGGCTCGGCTCCGCCGGCGGACCGTCGGAGGACGCCATCGCCCGGGCCATGGCCCGGGCCCTGTCCGGGATGTCGGTCAACCTGGACGGCCGCCCGGTCGGGCAGGTCCAGGGCCGCACCGCGAACCTGTACGCGCGAGGGGGCTGACCGGTGGCGCACGCCGTTGCGTTCGTGGACTCGATCGCCGCCTCCCCGTCCACGAGGCTGAACCTGAACGACGGGTCGACGTGGACCACCCTCGACCAGGGCACCGAGTTCCC